ATGTGTAAAATATATAATAAAGTGAATCTCAAAGTCGAAGGGAATGATATATCTACGGTTGGCTCAGATTTGCCTAATGATAAGAAAGAAACAAAGAGAGAAAATGCTTGGTATAAAAACGATTTTGTATTATCTGAATGTGTTTTATCCCGACAAATAACATCTTCACTCAGTTTCACCTTTGACGATTTTATTGGAAGAATTTCTGAAAATTGTGTTTTATTTAAATTAAAACACGAAACGGATGATAGTTTAGTGAAATATGTAAGAATGGTTTGTTTAAGAGGGAATTTGTATTTGACAAATGCACATAATTTTGTTAAAACAAGTAATAATCTTTATAAAGGTAAATTTATACATAAAAATAATCACACTATATGTGGAAATATAGATATTCAAATTGGAGAGTGTGATATATTTAGAATAATGAATAAAGATTTAGTTATTGTTAAAATACTCAATGTACCACCGAAGAAAGATATTTTGAAATATTTTTTACCTAAAACAACACCATTGATATGTAAAGGGGTATTATTACGTAGAGAACAAAATGGTACCATTCATAGAAATCCAATTGATAATATAAAATTATTACAATCTACTCATCTAAATGAAGAAAAAATTGGTTCTATTAAAGTCGATTTATGGTGTGGTATAGCTAACAATCAGACTGATGTAGGTGATTGTGGTTCTTTATTGATTGCACAGACTGAGAAAGGTTACTGTTGTTTAGGTATTCATATAGGTTCAGATAAAGAAGTACTTCGTAGAGTTTGTTCCAATGCTTTTAGTATTGAAGATTTTCCTCATATCTTTCAAGAAGCCACTATTGAGGGTTCCGACTATTCGATGATTAGTAGTGAAACCATTCAAAGAAATGTTACAGATTTGCATCCTAAATCAGTTTTTCGTTATATACCAGAAGGGTGTGCTGAAGTATATGGATCATTTACAGGTTTTAGAAATAAATCAAAGAGTAAAGTAGAACCAACAATATTAATACATGCCTTAGATAAATATGGATATAAAATAAAACACGGTAAACCAGTAATGAATGATTATAGACCTTGGAGAATAGGAGCTCTAGATATGTTATCTCCTATCACTCAGTTAAATAATAATATTTATGATAAGGTTACCAATGATTTTATATCACGCATCTTATCTAAATTACCTGCAGAGCGTATAAATCAATTGTGCGTGGTTAATGCAAAGATAGCGATCAACGGTAAACCTGGTGTTAGTTTTGTAGATAAAATAAATAGGAATACTAGTGCAGGAAATCCTTGGAAAAAGAGTAAAAGACATTTACTATTGAATTTGACACCAGATGAAGAGTATGATTTCCCAGTTACTATGAATGATGAGATTATGCAGCGTGTTGATACTATATTGAATCGATATAGAGAAGGTAAGAGATCGTATCCAAATTTTTGCGCGCACTTAAAAGATGAAGCAACCACTTTTAAGAAAATAATGTTGGCAAAATCACGTATATTTGGAGGCGCTCCTGTTGATTGGACTATTATAGTACGTATGTACTTATTAACTATGGTCAAATTGATTCAAGAGGAACAAGAAGTTTTTGAGAGTGGACCAGGTCTAATAGTTCAATCATTGGAATGGCATCAATTACATGAATATCTTACGCATTTTGGTGAGGATACAATAATTGCAGGTGATTATAAAGCATATGATAAGAAAATGTCTCCTATAGAAATTTTATCAGCTTTTAAAGTTTTGATATCGTGTATGAAGAAGAGTGAGAATTTTAAACCAGAAGATGAGATTATCTTGTGGTGTATTGCACATGATACATGTATGGCTTTATATGAATTTAATGGAGATTTAGTTATGTTTTATGGATCTAATCCTTCGGGACATCCATTAACAGTTATAATAAATGGGATTGTGGGATCATTGAGAATGAGATATTCGTATGAGATATTGAAACCAAAAGATTGTGATTATCAATTTGATGAGTATGTACATTTACGTACATATGGAGATGATAATATCATGAATGTTTCAAAAGATATTCCTTGGTTTAATCATACTAGTATAGCTGAAGTATTGAGCGATGTTGGTATAACATATACTATGGCAGATAAAGAGGCTGAGAGTAAACCATATATTCGTATTGATGAATCGTCTTTTCTTAAAAGAACTTTTAGATATGATAATGATTTAAAATGTTATATGGCACCCATAGAACACGATTCTATCGAAAAGAGTTTGACAACGTGGGTTAAATCAAAATCTATACCCAGAGAAGCTCAAGCAATAGCAATTATATCAACAGCAATAAGAGAATATTTTTTCTATGGTAAAAGTGTTTTTGAAGAAAAAAGAGAGATGTTGATCAATATTGTTGATGAATGTGAATTACACAATTGGGTAGATGAGAGTACTTTTCCAACATGGAATGAATTGACTGAACAATTTTGGAATTCATCTAAACACATTGTATTGAGTGTGCAAAATGATTGGTTAACTAGATATTTGCCTACAGATACAATACGCAATATTAGAGATTATAGTAGTCCAAATCAGTTTGATCAAGAAACACGTTATCTTAACAAATATAGACGATATATTAGTGATAAATGGATATATAAATTGCATCAATTCCACTTGATATACAATACAACAAGATATGGGATTATTGAAATTTATAATTGGTATGTGATTAGATTAGAATTATTATCATTAAGTGTTAGTAGAATTAGAATCAATACACATTCATTATTTGTAAGGTTTCCAATTTTGTGTACGTGTATATGTTCTTGGGCATTTAGTATTTTAGCTACGATTGGTACATTTCTATTAATATTAATGCAATTGTATAAATGTTATTTATTTTGTATCCTTTTATATTTATTATGTATTAAATATGCTAGAAATCCTATTGAATTTTCTTTTGGAGTCAATATTATATTTTATATACAAATATTGATGTTTATTATTGCGTGTTAATAGGATTTCAAGCTCGGGGCTTTGAAAGTATGTCCTTTAAACCAAAACTTTCCGTACAATGTAGTTACTGATCAAAGAAAATTACTATCACGCATTATTATGCTTTGATAGAATGGATATTGTATGTAACCTACCTGAGCGCTCCTCAAAATCTCTTTTTAGAGATGCACTTGGTTGGTGTGCAATTAATGTGTGATGCGATACATTACGCTTGAGCTGGCGATGTATTTTAAAGAAGGCTTGCTAAAATTACACAAAGTACGTGTGGTACTAAAACACAAAATACGGAAGATGAAGTTCACTTTAGAGAAATTTGTCTTCAATGTGGAATGGTTATTAAAGAAAATCTTGCTTCCGTTCCAATTTGTTGCTGCGTGCTTATCGATAATTCTATCGGTAAGATCTATGTTCGTGTAGAATCAGATTATGTTGTTGAAGAAAATGGTCAAACAACTAAACAAGAATTAGTTGATTTTGATGAATCTAAACAAGACGATAAAACTATAAATAAGCATACAGTACAGCAGTTATATAAACCGACTCAAAGTTCATTTGGAGAATTAAAAGATTTTATGAGTCGACCTGTATTGATTGGTACAGTAACATTACCAGCAGGAGCTGGAGTGAATGTGGCAATTGATCCATGGTACTCTTATTTTAATCACACAGCAATTAAAAAGAAATTAGACAATTATGCTTTTGTCAGATGTGATTTGCATATTAAGATTGTTATTAATTCCACACCATTCTATTATGGTGCATATATGGCAACCTATCATCCTATGGATGGTGTATATGGATCAGCTCCTATTACTACTGGTGTGGGTACATCTGGTCAAAGATTAGTGAATCTTTCACAGAGACCCCATATTGATATCTACCCACAAGATAATAAAGCTGGTGAGATGATATTACCCTTTATCTATCACAAGGAATGGTTAGATGTAACATCGGCAACTGATTTACAAAATATGGGAAGATTGCGTTTTGTCGAATATGTTGTGTCAAGAACAGTAGGTGCTGGAACTTTGAATAATATTGAAGTTCAGGTTTTTGCTTGGACTGACAACATACAACTAAATGGTATGACTGTAAGTCTCGCAGTGCAAGGTGATGAATATAAGAAAGATGGTCCAATATCAAAACCTGCGAGTGCTATTGCTAGATCAGCAAATATACTATCTAAAGTTCCTTATATTGGTCCATTTGCCACTGCTACTTCTATTGGTGCTTCTGCTGTTGCTAATATAGCATCTTTATTCGGGTATACAAAAGTACCTACGGTTTCAAATACAACAGCTGTCAAAAATATGCCATTTAGGGGTTTTGCCAGTAGTGATATTGGAGATGTCGGTGATAAATTGACTATCGATGCAAAGAATGAACTCACTATAAACGGTGAATGTGTTGGTGATCCATTACCAGACTATATGAATATAGCGACTTTTTGTCAACATGGATCTTATTTAACACAATTTAATTGGACATCTGCATCTTCATCTGGGACACTATTGTGGAATTCGTATATAACACCATATATGGCACAATTTGGATCTATAACTGGAGCCACTAGAGTCTTTGCAACACCTATGTGGTTAACAGCAAATATGTTTGAATTTTGGCGTGGTGATATTATATTTGATTTTAAGATTATTTGCACCAAGTATCACAATGGTAGACTTAGATTTTCATGGGATCCTATTGGTGATATTGCTGGTACTGTTGATAGTATCACGACAGCATACAATCAGATAGTTGATATACGAGATTCCACACAAGTATCTATTAGAGTACCATACATGCAGAGAGTATCTTATTTGAAGATACCATCAGATCCTACAAGTACAATATTTAGTACTGGTGCTCTATCACCGGATCATAGTGATACAATAAATGGAATTCTCACATGTCGAGTATTGACTGAACAAACATCACCTGCTACATCTGCTGATATATCAGTATTGGTATATGTTAGAGCCGCTGAAAATATTGAGTTTGCTTGCCCTAAAGAAGTTGATAATCGTATCTCTTATTTTGAAGTGCAATCAGATGTTTTTAAGAAATATGATGAACCAGAAACACGAATTATGGGAGAAGCATCAACTGTTGATAGTAATATTAACTTAGTGTATTTTGGTGAGACAATTACATCTTTCCGTGAATTACTACAGAGAACGAATTTACAAGATATTATCTTACCAGTAAATTCTACCACTAATTATGTTACTCATAATTATTCATGGTTTAACAGAAGACCACTTTTTCCAGGTTATGATCCAAATGGTATACATACTGCTACAGGAATTGCATCTGGTTCACCAGAACCATATAATTTTGTCACGGTAACACCTTACAATCTATTGGCAGCCTGTTTTAATGGTGAGCGAGGGTCTATTACATGGCATATTAATTGCGATGCATGGGCAACTGGTGTTTCTTATGGATTATCACGTTCAAGAAGATTATTGACACAAGCTGGTTATGGTATCAGTGCGACAACGACATATTCTGTTGATGAGATACCAAGCCGTGAATTACCTGGTATTATGGGAACAACCATGGGCACAAATATTACAAATCAGAAAACAAATGCTGGTTTGTCAACAATTACCCCAATGTATAGCAACTTAACAATGTTAGAAACACAGCCAGCTATGAGAACATTGGGTCTTTCTGATGTATCCACTGATGATTCATTAGTGGCTTATACTACAACACAAAGGAATGCTACTGCATTATCTTCACCATTATACCGTTATTATAACGTTGGACCAGATCATTCCTTTGTATGGTTTCTAAATGTACCAATATTGTACGTATACAGTGTGTATCCCACTTTATAAACATTTAAATTTTAAAAATCGTAATGACCGACATTACGATCTCACATGTGTGAGTTGGAGCTGTAACCAAGGCTAACGGACACTTATATTATTGAAATATTGCAACATATGATTGTTTTTCATCTTA